CACAGGAAGTTGAGTTGCCTGATGATACGCCAGCTTGGGCTAAGGCTATTATCACTCAAAACAAAACCTTGTCTGATAAGATTGCTAAAATTGAATCCGGCAATACCGTAAACAGCAGAAAAGACGTATTGAAAAAGCGAATTACAATTGAAGGGGTTCCTGAATCTGTAATAAACAAGGCTCTCAAAGACTTTGAACGTATGAACATTGAAAACGATGAAGATTTTGAAGCTTTTGCTACTGAAACAGAAACAACATTCAAAGAATTAGCTCAACAACACACTGATTTGAATCTTTCAGCATTTCCGCGGCCTGGGGGGTCTATACCCGGAGGGGAACCCAAAAAAGAGGCAGTTGTTCAGGACATAAAAGAATGGTCTGAGAAAAATGCTCCGGCAAAAACTAACTAGTAAAAACTTTACAGCATGTTTATCAAAAAAGACACGCAAACTACTGGAATTCCTATTTACCAAGGCAAAAACACAGAAGTTGCTCAAGGTGGTTTCACTTTGAATGATCCTGCTTTTTCCGTTGAAAATACGGTTATCCCTGCCGGTTCGCTTATTGGTTTTGATGAATCAACCCGTACAGCTAAAGTCGCTAAAATAGCAGTTGCACAAGCAGCTTCTACGGCATCAGCTACCACGTACAAGGTTCTCAAAGGCCACAAACTCGCTGTCGGTATGTTAATCAAATCAGGCTCTGCATCTGTAGGGCAAGCAATCACTGCTATTGATACAACTAACGCCGATTATGATCTTCTGACTGTTGGTACCACCATTGGGGTATCTGTCGCAGTCGGTGCAGCCATCTTTGTTGATGATGAAGGATACCAAAATCTAAAAGGTTTACTCTATTCTGATGCAACTATCAAACCTGATGGTACTACTGATATTGCAGTCGTATTGCGTGGTATAGTGTATGCACGCCGTATTCAGCCTGTTCCTGCTACAATCAAAGCAAACTTGCCTTTGATTATTTTCTCACAATCATTTTAATGGAGGACTGAAAAATGGCAAAAATACAATCTATCTACGGACCATATTCTGCACAGTTGCAGACTATAATCGACACTAATTTAAGTCGATTTGCTCCAACTTGGTATCAGAATTATTTTGGATGGGCTCCGCAACAACAAACTTTGAATTTCACTTCTGTGATCGGTAAAAGTAGAATTGAAGCTGCTGCATCTATCGTAAATCGTTCTTCTGGTGCTCCGTTACGTTCTCGTAATAACCTTCAACGTTATCAAGGCGAAATTCCTGCTATTAAGGAAAAATTCGGGATGCGTGAAGAAGATTATCGTGATTTCCTTGCTTTGCAAGCTCTCAGCTTGGATGATGCTACCAAAAAGCAACAGTTACTTGATTTCCTTTTCAATGATATTCAAAAAGCAGGTAATGCCGCTGTGAAACGTCTTGACATTATGGTGTTAGAGGCTGTTTCTACTGGTATGATCAGCTTGACTGTTGAAAACAACCCTGATGGTATCATATTAACCGATCCTCTTGATCTTTTGATGCCTGATGCAAACAAAGGAACTGTTAATGTATCGTGGGGAACTCCTGCTACCGCTATACCTATTACCGATTTGAATACAGTCGTTAATTACGCTCTCGCTGCCGGTAAATCGTTTGAGAAAATTTTGATGTCACGTGCAACATTCTTGAAGTTTGCTAAATGTAAAGAAGTTGTTGACAGTTTGATTTCATTTAATTCCTTGGGAAAGGGCGCATCTGTCGCTACTATCGAAAGAGTAAATGAGTATCTTATTGCTAACCTGTTGCCGTTTATTGAAATTGTTGATCAAGTTATTGGGGTTGAAAAGGACGGCGCTATCATTAGTTTGAGACCGTTTAAGGATGAAAATATTTCGTTTATTCCTTCTGGTCAACTTGGCTTAATAAAGAACGCTGTTGCTATTGAACAGTTGTCACCTGTTGAACACGTAAACTACGCTACCTTTAATCGTGCATTGCTTTCTAAATGGCAAGAAAACGATCCTTGGGCAGAATTTACAGGTGTAGAACTCAATGCGTTCCCTGCTCTTGAAGCAATTGATAACATTTATTTGTTGACGGTAATAAAATAACCTTTGAGGAAGCGGAGTAATCCGCTTCCTCCTATGTTGTAAGATATGACAAACAAAGAGTACATAGTAGCTAAGTTATCAAAGTTTGATGTTGAAGATTCTGATATTGAAATCGTTCTTGTTGAAAACGAATTGAATCCTGATAGCAATGTGGATGTAAAGGCATGTAAAACTGCTGTATGCAAATCATTGTCGCAATGGATACCCGTTTCAAATGTTCAAGAAGGTGGATTTTCTCGATCATGGAATATTGATGCTTTGAAACTATACTACGAATCTCTTTGTAAGGAGCTTGGAGTTACAAGTGTTATTCAACCGTCTGTTAGAAACATGTCAAACGTCTGGTAATGGCACGTCAATATCCTTATGTTTTGGAAGTATGCCAACAGTCCAGTCCAATTAAAGATGAAAATGGTGATTGGAGTAAACCCGTTGAAGAATGGGTTGTTGTTGGTAAATGCAGGGATGAAGTTGGAAATGGTCGATCCATATTAACGGCTAATGGAATAGCAGAAATTTTCTCAGCATTAATTCAAATGCCGAAATGTATTCCAACCATTTTAGTTGAAAGCCAAATAAGGGTAATTGATTCAGAAGGAAATACACGTATCACTGGAAGGGTTATAAATTTTGTTCGATCTCAAATGCACGCTCAATTATGGGTATGAAAATTGTAAAAAACACCGTACCTGCTTTTCACGCAGAAATGCAACGAAGAAATGATGCGGTTATTTTCAATATTCTTAGTTTGGCCGGAGAGAAAGCAATAATTGAAGCCCGAACAAACGGAAGTTACAAAGACAGAACATCAAATTTGAGGAATAGCGTAGGTTATGTTGTCCTTCACAATGGTGTTACGATGAAAACAAGTACTCCTGGTTCCGGTGATGGAAAATCAAAGGCTCTGTCCTATCTATCTGAATTATCTTCACAATATTCCAAAGGATGGGTTCTTATAGTTGTTGCCGGTATGCACTACGCTGAATACGTTCAGGCAAAAGGTTACAACGTTCTCTCAAGTGCTGAAAATAAGTTGAAAGTCGATGTGTACAAAATGAAAGGATTGATTCTTGAAAAATTGAAAGAAACATGACAATTAATGATTTGACAACATTGCTCTACAAGCTTTTGATTGATGGTTGTGTAAAACCCTCCATTTCAGGAGATGTATATAAATACGTTCGCCCAAATTCAGATAAAGAAGATGTTGTTGTCACTCCTATTTCGTTAGTTGGTCAGGGGTACCAAAGAGGAACAGTAAATCTCAATATTTGGGTTCCAGATATTCAAGTTTCAGGACAAAGTACACCGGACTCAAAAAGATTAGACGCTATCTCAAAAACTATAAACGATTTAATAAAAGGCAGCAATTACGGTGATTTGACTATTACTATTAATGGCCAGACGTTACAGGAAGAAGCTGATTTGAAATATCATTTTTGTTCTATTGCTGTCGATTTTGAAATATTCATTCCGTAAAAATTACAACTATGGGAAAAGTATTAAAAGGATACGATGAAATCCAAATAGGAGCAGTTCAAACTACTGCCTATCCCGGTGCTACCGGAAATTCATCATGGACAGGCACCAAACTTGGTTTGGTTACTACCGATGGAATTACCCTTGCTCAGGGTGAACCCAAATCAGAGGATTTGCGTGAATGTGGTAATTACATTCCTGTTGACAACAATGTTACACCGGGTGATCCCGCAAATTTTACAGGAGCGGTTCTATGTACTGTTGGTCAAGAATTGGTTGATCTTCTTGGTGGAACTCTTGGAGTTGATGGGTGGGAGGCTCCATCGGAATTTGATCCTATTTATGGTGGTTTTTTGATTAAAACAAAAGATTCCGCAAAATCAATTGCTATCCCTAACGGCCTATTGACGGCATGGTTAGATGGTAAACTTGGAGAAACCGGAAGTGTCAACATCAAGTTCAAAATTGCTCCGCTCGATGCCGGTTCCACTTTGAAACCGTTCAAATTCACAAAGTAAATCAATAAGGCCGCTGTCGTTATGGCGGCGGCCTTATTCATATTATGGCAATAGATAAGATCGCTAAGGAGATTATGGAGCACGAAACACTATTACAACGTGGCTTCGTATTTACCATTACCTACAAGAAAAGAATAAGATTTTGGAAGTATGGAATAGTTCGTATAGTAAAGAAAAAAGTAACTATCCATCAACCTCCTCTTTCTACGTTATCGGCTCTTGCAACAGAATTTTTGAAGTTTGATTTTGAAAATGAAATAAGCAACCACAAAGAAGGATCAAAATTAGCTGTTGACACATGTAGGCAGGTATCCTCAGTTATTGCAATTGCATCTATCGGTATTCATGATCCAAAGGTTGTTGACAAAGAAAAAGAGCAGATACAAATCGAAGAGTTAACGGACATCATTTATTACAACATGACTCCCGATCTGCTTTTTAAGATAGGAACAATGGTCAGATTTATAATGAATATTGGAAATTTTACGACCTCTATAAGCCTGATAAAAGACCTAAAGAAGAGCCTTCCGACGCTTATAGAGAAAGAGGATTAAAAAGTCCAATAGGAAGGTTTATTTTCATGTGTAAGGAGAATTTTGGAGGAGACTGGAATAAGTTCTTTTTTGAAACTCCATTCACGACTATAGTTCGAGGTTCTATAGATGCTCCTTGGACAGACACTAAAAGTAAAGGTGTTGACGAAATTATCGACTGTGAAAACCTAACGGATGAACAGATCGCACAACTTGAAAGTTATGGCCGGTGAACTCAATATAACTGAAACTTTGAATAATGATGAATTTTTGAGAAATCTCGAAAAGTCAAATCAAGCTCTTAGCTCACATACAGCTAACGTTCAAAGAGAATCTTCAAAAATAGATGACGCACTATCCAATATCGGAAAAGTAGCAGCAGGTTATTTTGGTATACAGGCAATGCAATCATTTGTTTCTCAACTCGTAAATGTTCGTGGTGAATTTCAACAATTAGACGTTGCATTTTCCACTATGCTTAGGAGTAAAGAGAAAGCCAATGAGTTAATGGCACAAATGGTTGATACCGCAGCAAAAACCCCCTACACGCTTACAGAAGTTGCCACAGATGCAAAACAACTACTCGCTTTTCAAGTGGCACAACAAGACGTAAATGACACTCTAATCAGACTTGGTAATATTTCATCCGGTGTTGGTGTTCCACTTCTCCGTATGGTTGAGATATATGGTCAAGTAAAAGCAAAAGGAAGTCTTACCGGTGAAGAAGTAAGGCGTTTCACAGAAGCCGGTATTCCTATCATACATGAACTTGCAAATGTATTTGGAGTTGCAGACACACAAGTATCTAAACTTGTAGAAAGTGGAAAGGTTGGATTTCCACAGGTCCAACAGGTTATCCAAAATCTTACT